ATAATATAAAATGACCAAGACACAACGAAATAAATCAACTAGTACTACGCGTAGAAATATGAATACAGATAGATATTCTGCATCTATCCTTCTTAAAAACTTTCAGAGAGAAGTTACTATGGTATTTTTACAGGTACTTTTAATGATAAAACTATATCATTGGAAAACATATAGTTATGCAACACATAAAGCAACAGATGAGTTATATGGAAAACTAAACGAACATATGGACCGTTTTGTTGAAATACTCTTAGGTAAAACAGAAAAAAGAACAGATTTTATGAATGTAAAATCAATAAAGTTAATTGATTTGGATTCACCTGATAAATTAAAAGTGAAAATTGATAGTTTTAAAGGTTATTTAGTAAATCTTAACAACAATAAAGCTATGAAACTAATGGGTAATATGGATTTATTGACTGTACGTGATGAAATATTAGGTGATTTAAATCAATTCTTATATTTATTAACATTCAAATAATGTGCGAATTTATAATAAAAATTAATATATTTATTTTTATTATAATGGATAATTCAAATATATCAAATTCAATTTTGCCTTCTAGTAATGCAACATTAGATAGTAGTGTTTCTACTACTTCATCTTCTGGAACTGGTGAAGGTTTTATTGGTTTTATACAAAATATTAGTGCAACAACTTGGGTTATTATCATATTAATTTTTGCTTTTTTAGGATTTAATATTTTTGTATATTTAGCAAAAGGCACACAAGATATAGCTAATTTTTTCGGTCCATTTTTTGAAAAAGTATTTGGAGTCACATTATTAGCAACTGGAAAAGTGGTAGATGTCACAGCAGAAGGTGCAAAAGCAGTTGTAAATACTACTGCAGGAGTCTTAGATACTGGATTAACTGCTGTACAAAATATAACACCTGATGGAAGTAAAAGTAGTATTTCATCTCAATCTGTTCAAAGTACGGTATCACAGCCAGATATAATGGCTAATAATAGTTTAAATAAAGTTTTAAATACACATCAAATAGAGCAACAAGGACAAGACTATCAAGCAAACGAGGCTTCAAGTTCAGTGCATTTAGCTGGTGGTAAAGGTGGTTGGTGTTATATTGGTGAAGATAGAGGATTTAGAAGTTGTGCAGAAGTAAGTGGAAGTGATCAATGTATGTCAGGAGATATATTTCCAAGTAAAGACATATGTGTAAATCCTAGTTTAAGATCATAAATAAAAAATTATAAATAAAATATAATTATTTAACTATTTGTCACTGTATTAGATGCATCTGATTCAATAGTATTACTCAATGATTTAATATAAAACGTATATACTCCACTAACAAAACCTATAGTAGTTGTGTTTTCTGTATAAGCCACATTTTTAACTAATTTATCATTTTGATAAATATTATAACTAGAAATTGGTAGACAAACATTATTTATAGCAGTCCAAGACAATATAATAGAGATGTTAGTAAACGATTCTAATGTTAAAATAGGTGGTACTGGTTTTGCTGCACTTATAAAACCTTTATACCCTTGTGGCCATTTACTTCCACTATTAGACATTGTATAAAGGGCTTTAGGTGTCCACGTTTGAAGTTTAGGATTCCAGCATAAATCGATAATGCGACCTGGAACATCTGAACAATAAGTAGGAAAACATTGTTGGTTATAAAAGGTTTTAATAACTTCATCAGTACAAGGATTAGCTATTATAGTACCAACCAACGTACCACCATCTTGTATTGTTGTAGTTGAACAATTATTAGGATTAGGTAAACCATACTGAAACGGTCCTGAAATATTATTAGGTAATCCAACTATTTCATTAGGGAAAGAAATTGGTGTTGAATTAATTCGTTTTAGTCCAAGTGTATTAGGATTACTATAAGTTTGTGTCTGTGTAGCAAATACTTTTGTTCTATTGCACCATAATCCTTTAGAAATTTGAGAGTACTTTTGTTTTTTTGTTAAATTAGAACTATTATTTCTATACTGTAAAATGTTACCCTTATATAATTGTTTATCTTTAAAGTAGGCTTGTGCAGGAGATAATGTTTTGTTTATTAAAGGTTGATATATAGAATTATAGGAACTATCCAAAGTATATGTACAATTATTTTGGACTCTAGACCATACTCTTGGAGGTATAGGTTTGTAATATGTGTTAGACATTTATATATTATTTATTTATAAATTATAATAAATAATATAGTTTGCATCGAATATTATAAAACCGTATGATTTAATAATCAAGTGCAGGGTTAAATTCACTTCCGGTACCATAAAAGAACCATCTCATTGATAGGTAATCAAACATCTTATCATTCATTCCTGTACTACCAATCATACGTGTATTAGGTCCATTAGCGGCTATTTTTTGAATAGCAGCAGTTCCTAAAGCATAATTATAATACCATAAATTGGAAATATATCCATCAAAACCACCATTCATAGCAACATATACATCGCCATAATTTTGTTTAGGTACTCCAGATAAATTAAGACTTCTGGATATAGTTCCATTTGTATAAACGTTTAATGTACTTCCTTGACATCTAATAATCACATTGAACCATTTATTTAATGGTATATCTGGTATTACAATTTCTTCATTAATTACATTAAATGTATTCATAATTAATACAAGTGCATTTGTATCAGGTGCAATATATAATCCAGGTGCATTGTTCGGTTGAATTAATCCATTACTTTGTAATTGACTATTACCTTTACTAAATATATGCTTATAAATTCCAGAATTTGTTTGTAAATTATTAACAAATATCCAAATAGACCACGTAAACTCTAAACCATCTCTTCCATCAACTGATCTATAGATTGTAACAGCTCCATTACTACTTGGGTCTTGAGGAAAAATAACCATTTGTTGTGCATCAATCATACCATCGATTAAATGAGGTGATGGATTCGGTTTCATTAACCAAGTTAATAGTGAGATACCTGCCCTCAATAATATAACAAAACCAATAATTACTAATAAAAGAAAAGCAAACTTTGCTACTAAACTATTAGATTCTAAAAATTCTCTAGTTCCAAAATTTCCTCTACCACTTGTTGAAAATGAATTAAATGGACTGTTATCGCTCATTATATATATTAATTAAATAAGAAAATTTAATAAAAGTAATATTAAATAGTTACAGTACCTTGACTTGTTCCATTTTCTACTAAAGAAATTTGAAGTTGATAACTATTTAGATTTGCCCAACTAGTTGGTCCTCTAGTGTATATATTCCAAGCTTCTTGAGGATTCATTGAGTTAGGCCAGTATTGGAACCTAGATGTCCAGCCGTCAAAACCACCTGCAGGTGTCACAAAAATATTAGAGTTGTTATTAACTGATGCGATACCAGGTAACAAACATGTTCTAACTAATTTACCATCAATATACACATCCAAAGAACGTCCATAAGTACTAATAATTAAATTAACCCATTTTTGTATTGGAACATTGGATACATTACAAGTATGAACCACAGTATTACCTCCTGGAGTAGTAGGTTCTTGGTCAATTCCTGGATAACATCCTAAAGATATAGCTAAATTATTCTCAATAGGTGTTAGAACAACTGCTGGGCAAGGGTCTAATCCGCTTACTCCTTGGATAGAACCATCACCTGACGGACTTTTAGCTCCCATTCTTCCAAAAATTACTTTCGGTTCACCGTAACGATAGTTCCAGTCATTTACATAAAACCATACAGAATATGAAAAGTTACTTGAAGCCACGTCAGTACCATTTGTTGCTAAATCAGAACCTTGGATAGTGGATGAGGTTTGACCATTTTGAAGTTGTTGTAATGTATATGGGTCATAAAACATATATCGTATCAACATTATAATCAAAACAATAATTACTATTGTAATCACAATACTTAAAACACTCATTGTATAATATAGATTTAGAAATTTTCTAGTTAATTTAGTTAATTATAATTTATTTGTTTATATAAAAACTCTTAAACATTGTTAAAGATTTACGAATAATTAAATCATACTATTTGTTTTGTAGAATTTCCTAATGTTGCTATATTATTTTTTAAAATGGTTGTATTAGAATCATTTGTAACAGGCGGTACTTTCCCTTTTGCTGTATTATAAATATAATATATATTGGAAGATGTTAAAGCAGTTCTAAAATACACAACATTACATATTCCACCCTTAATACCATTATTTTCTCCTATAGTGAAATTATCAAGAGTGTAATATGGTACAACACCTATTTCAGATTTCACTAATTCTCCATTTAAAAATATATCTAAAATACCTCCATTGTAATTAATAATAAAATTATTCCATTTTTGTAGAGGTGTATTTGTATTTTTATAAATAATTCTATTACCATTATCATCAAAATCTGTAAGGTTATTGTTTGTATTTACTTGTAAATCTTTTTGTTGCATAGTAATCATTAAAGTATTCGTTTTTGCATTATATAATATATTTGGCTTATTTCCAAAATTTAATAAAGTAGTGTATTTCTCAGAGGAAGGATTTACATTAGGACCTGCTGCATCTAAGAAAATCCAAGACGATATAGCATATTGATAATCAAAATTGTCGTTACCGTTTAATTCTTCATATGTTCCTAATCCATATTGTGAATCTGTATAAACTGGCTTATTTACCAATTGTTTACCACCTTGTAAATTTATCATATTAAATACAGAAGGCATATTAAAATAAATTACAATTAATACAATTGCAAATAATAACATTAAAAGGGAACCTGTGGTTGTCGAACTATATTCTTGTGATATACCTTTACCAGCATATTCAAATAAATTACCAAATAAACAAGGTAGATAAAATATTAAATTCAGAATTACATCAAAAAACCCGGATTTTTTGGAATTTCCATTTGGTAGTTTAACATTAATAATATTATAAATAAGTGCTAGAAAAATGAGAACAAGTATAATATTTAGTATAAAACTAATAATACTTGATTGACTAGAAAGATTTTGAATATTATAAACAATCCAAAAAATTAGTAGTCCTGATATAACTATACCAAATAAAGCCATCAATGATTTTTTGAATAGACTCATTCGATTAATTTCCATTTTTTTATTCATATTGATAATATTATCTGTTAATTCTGGAAATAAATTTCCAGCCAGTAACATAGACCATAGAATGCAAACTAGAAGCAATATTATCATTACTCCTGCTGATGTTGCTTTATCATTAAAAAAACCTCCTGGATATGTTGCAATAGTGATTGTGACAAAAATGATAAATACTACAAATAGTAAACTACCATAAACAGAAAAACTTGAGAAATTTTGTAAAAAATTGCTATATTTTTTATTTCCTTTAAATAAACTGATGTCTTTTTCAGGTAATGTTAGTACAATTACTAAATACAAAAATGCAAATACTGCGGTAATGATGGTTATAAGTAAAGTATAACCAAAATATTGAGATATATATCCTCCAGGGTCAGTATTATAATAGGTTATATATATAGTAATTAAACAAAACATTAATATAATAGATTTAATTCTTTCATAATTGACATCAAATTCGCTAATATACTTAGCAGCAAGACATTTGTAAAATGAAAAAACACCAATAACAATTGTAAGTGGTGTTATAATGTAAGCATATTTATTTAAAGTATCACTTGGCATTAATGTAAATAATAATATTAAAAAGACTGTGTATATAATTACGTAAGTAACACTACTAATTTGCTGAAATAATCCCCTTACATCTTTATAACTAGGCAAAAGAGAAACACATAGAATAAGAATAATCAAAGTTATAAATAAAATAATAAAGATATCATTAATTATTTTTTCTTGTGATTGACTAGGAGATTTCGTATTAGCAAACTTCACTTTAAATAGAAGGACAAATAATACTATGATTAAAATGATAATTAATGCTAGAAAAGGATAAAAAATACTAGGCATTTTAAATTTTACAAATAAATCTGAACTGTCAACCCTATCACTATTTATTGTATTCATATTTGTTTTATCCATATATTATAATACTACAATATTATTTCATAAAGAATATTCATACTTAACAATTATTACTTATAATTCTTAATTAACTTAAAGACGATTATGTTTGTCAATAAATTTACATATTTTCACTTGCAGTTTTTTTACCGTGACAATTTCGACATAATGCGATTAAATTTTGTACGTCGTTACCTCCACCGTACTCTAAGCGTATCCTATGGTCTATTTCAAATGTATGGTCTAATTGTGATTTGCAATGACCACATTTCCAATCTTGATTTGCTGCAACATATTTCTTTTTAGTCTCACTTACAGAACGTTTAGTTCCATTTTTTCCAGAATTTAATATTCTTTTATCTTCATTAGAAAATCCTGAAGGAAATTTATTTGTATTAATATCATTTAATGATTCCATAAAACTTTGATTATCATTTTTAGATGTAAAATCAATAATAGGACTCAACATATCCATTGATGACTTGTCTATTGGCATAAATTTAACAACATTATTTGCATATAATAACATATTTCTACCTTGACTTGGATTTCTTTTTAATAATAAATATATACCTATACCTAAAAGGACGTAAAATATCATTTTATAATATTTTTTAAAAGACATTAACATTTTTGTATATTTTCCATCACTATATGCATTATAAACAAAAAAAGCTGTTAATCCCAATACAAATATCTCTAGTCTCATATATATTATTTAATAATAATATATATTATCTACGATGCAAAAACCAACAATGTAATTTATTTGTTCATTGGTTTCATTGGTGGCATTTTTT